ATAAAAAAAAAAAATAAATAAATAAACAATATGAAAGTAGAAATAAGAAAAACAGTAACGGAAATGGTTGAGATGAGTCTCCCGATGTATGTAAGGAATAGTGCTATTCATTTTTACAAAATAATAAGTGAAGGTGAAGTTATTCAAGTGTGTCAATCAAAGTTTGGTAATAATAGTATTACCGAGGTGTCAGTAAGTATTGCCTTGCATGGTAATTGGGAGGTGAGCACTGAAGAAGAGTTTGAGACCGCATTTTATAAAGTATCAGAATATTTTAAAGACAAATTATCATAATGGAAACAAAGAGCAAAGGTAGTTGGGGTGGTAAAAGAGAGAACTCGGGGCGCAAGGGCTTCGGGTTCGAGGTCAAAGGGGTGACAATAAGTGTGAGAACCAAGCACCACGAAGAATTCAAAAAACAAGTCAAAAAGTTAATAATTAAATTATATGAGAATGATTAAATTTGCAACATCAGAACAGTTAAAAAGAGCTAGTGATATATTAAGAGCAGAATATCCTACACCAAAGGTTAGCCATACAGTAGATTTTTACGTTGATTTAAGCCCTTTAGATAGACAAGTGCTATTCATATCAGATAGAATGAAAGTTAAGCTATTAGAGAGCCCTAAAAAAAGTGTAGGAGGATTTGGATAATGAAGGTTAAGATAATAACTAAAGGAACGGTATCGTATGTATTCCCAATAAGCAAGGGTGAGAGCATTAGGTTTAGCGACCCTCAGAAAGCAGTTCATTACTGTAATGAAAAGGATTTGGAAGTTGTTAATAAAGATGATTTGCATATATTTTATTCAAACCAATTAAAAAAATAATATATAATATGAAAGCAAAGAATGATTTTGTATCAGAAGAAAGTTATAGAGAATACCTAGTAACTTTTTACATCCCTAGTTGCTTGTACGCACTAAACAATAGCGGTGGACTTGGTGGTAAGAGCTTAGAAAGGATGGCTATAGCAATGGCAAAGGATATAGTAGATACTATACTGCCACACAAAAACAGGAAGACCAAGGACATTTACAAACCAATAAACCCAGAACACGAGGAGGATTTAAGTTAGATTATGAAAGGAAGTTACACGATAAAATGGAATGAGCACAAGCCTAGTAAACTTGTAGAGGTGTCAAAGAAAGATATAGTATTAAGAACCATAGGCAATGCAAAAACTGCCGTAGAGTTTGTTACGGGTATCACATTTGATATGATGAATAAAAATACGAGGAAGAGAAAAATAGTGTACCCAAAGTTTATGCTATATACACTGCTGAGGAGGTACACACCGCTCAAGCTAAATGAGATAGGTAACTTATACTCTAGACCTGCTTGGAATCCTATACTAAAGAGAAATATTACTTGCCATCCAAACCATGCAAGTATACTTAGTGGGATAGAAAACATACAAAACGTGGAGCACATTGGTAATAAGGATGAGTGGTATGCAGTGTGGGTGCAAGTGCAAGAAACATTTAAAGAGTATCAGTATCCTAAATTTAAATAGAAAAAATAAAATAAATTATGACAATACAAGAGCAGATAGCAGAACTAAGAAACAAGTTAGTTGGAAACCTATTTATTGATGGTGAAATCCACGATGAGATATACCAACTAAAATTAAAGGAAAAGCCTGAGATTGCAACACGTCCCGAATTAGATGACGAAGAGTGTATAGCTTGTGGTAGCTAGACCATCATTGTGGTGTAGTAGAAATTCTTTAAATCTATCATACGTTCCTCGGAGCTATGGTAGATTTTTAGTTTTGTCTTATCCTCGTTAGTCCATATCCTCTCGCAGTCGTGACATAGGATGAATCTATTCAACGGATGATGGTACAAGGCACTATTTGACGAGCCTGCTATGATATGGCTCACGTTCTTTCCACTAGGATTAATTATCTCAACACCGCAGTTCTCACATGGGCACTGTCCTTTGTTCTCCTCTTGGTGTCGAGCAATCTCTTGAGCATAGTAGCTTTTATTTGCTACTATACGATTCTTCTGCTTATCGCTTACTCTCTTTATCCCTTTTACTTTACCTTTATTCTCGTGTCCTTTGATGAAGCCTCTAGCCCATATGTAGCCAAGTTCACCGCATCCACACTTGCATAGCTTTTTCTTTGGTGTTATTATACTCATTTTCAGAACAACTTTTCTATGTTAACAAAGTAAAGAGAGTTAGAGCCAGTCTTTCTGAATATAAAGTTAGCCTCTAGTAATTCAATTATTCCTTTATACACAGCTACCTTGGAACTGTAATTACAGAACTCAGCACAGTCATCTATACTGATATGCACCTCATCATTATTATGCTCCTTAACCGATGCTATGTAGCACCAAACTTTAAAAGATGAAGTGCTAAAGTCCTTGATAATTGCAAATGCTCTCTTGTTTATTCTAATGCTATCCTTGGCACTGCTCTTACTATCACTATTCATAGGGTTCTCCCTATAAGATTCAAAATTACTTATTTTCATATTATATAAACTATAGTTGCAAATATATTTAAATAAATCCACAAAACAAGAATAATATATTTTGTATTGCGATATGAAATATTATCTTTGCAGAACAATAATAATAAAAAAAAAACACATGAAAAAAACAGAAAAAACAACAACAACAATTTCCCTTGATGACATACTAGAAATGTTCAGCGAGGAGATGTTCGTCAAGGCTGATGGCTTTGATGATTGCATCGTAGGTGTAGAAAGTACGGGTGACATTAGATTAGTCTACTCTACACAACTTATACTAGAGAAGCTAGTTAAGGATAGTGAGATGACTTGGGAAGAAGCAATCGAGTACTTCGACTACAACATCCAAGGAAGTCAAGGAGAAGGGTATCCTATATACATTCTAGATTACTTGTGGTTTAATCTATAAGTAGTGAAAAAGTTAGATATAAAACCGCTCAGTGTTAATAAGTGTTGGCAAGGCAAAAGGTTCAAGACAAAGGAATATATTTCATACGAGAAGAAGTGCATACTATTACTGCCAAACATAAAAGTTGGTGTGCCTCCGTACCTATTGAATATAGTCTTTGGGCTATCCTCACCTCTAGCAGATATAGACAATGGGCTTAAACCATTCATTGACATCCTTCAGAAAAGGTACGAGTTTAACGATAAAGATATCGTAGAGCTAAACGTAAAGAAGGAGAAGACTGTCAAGGGTGGTGAATTTATACTCTTTGAAATATTAACAATTAAATAAAAACAAATAAAACAGATGGGATTATCAACAACAGAAGAGCCTAATGGCTCAATCAAGAACTACCTTAACATTACAGGTGGTAAAATCACTCAGAAGGTTAAAAGCGGCACAGAAGGTGCAGTAGTAAGAACCAACAAGATGGGTAACGAAGTTCATGAACTACACTTTGATACATTATCGGGTCAAATCGTTAACATACACATAGAGCCTTCTCCTTATGCACCTAAGGTATGGGTAGTAACAATTCGTGATGGTATTGACTTCTATTACTTACACCTATCGTACTCTGGTGGAACAACCATGGGCTTATTAAATAAGTTACCAAACATTGACTTCTCTAAGGACGTTATCTTGAAAGTATTTAGAATCTTTAACGAGGTTAGTAAGAAAGACAAGGACTACTTAGTAGTGTACCAAGGTGGAATGACTAAAGGACATAAGGTTGAGACTGCCTTCCCTAAGGAGAATCCTAATGGCTTGCCTCCTATGGAGCAGATTAAAGTTAAAGGTTCTTTGCAGTGGGATGATACAAAACAAATGGAGTGGTTAGAGAATTTAATTATGACTACCATCGTTCCTAAGTTAGGTGGAGCACCTGCCCCTGAGTATGCGTCTAAAACAGTAGAGGCTAAGACAGAAGCACCGAAAGTTTCTGATGATGAGGAATCTAGTGACCTACCCTTCTAGAATGAGTAAAGATTTGTTTGGACAAGCAAGGGAGTTAGAGATAGCTTCCTTGCCCAAAGAAGAAGTAGCTTTAATAAAGCAGAGAATAATAGAGGAGCAAATACAAGAAGTTTGTTCAGTTTATTAACATAAAAACAAGCCAAAATAATTAAAAAAACATATATATGCTAAGCAACGAGAGACTAGGGAGATTTACCGCATCAGGTATTCACAATTTATTCATAGGTGGCAAGGGTGCTACCAAGGATAAGTACATATTTAATAAAGCAGAGGAGAGTGTTAAGGGCTACTCCAAGTCTTTCAGCAGCAGGCACACCGACCATGGTATTCTAAACGAGTCAGAGGCTCTAGAGAACTTCGTAGCAACAACAGGAATTAATGCTATATACCTAGAGGAGCGTTACTACCCTATCAACGAGAATAGTGGAGCTACACCCGACTTTGCAGTTATGGATAAAGATATCATCATAGCTAGTGGAGATATTAAGTGCCCTACAGAGAAGTTCTTTGAGCAGAAGATGATGATGTTTGATGATAAGAATTCTGAGTACCAAGACGTGCCTAAAGAATACTTCTATCAGGCACAGTGTCAGATGATGGCTCTATCTAAGTCAAATGAGGCACTAGGGCATCCTCCTGTAGAAGAACATTACCTAGTTCGTTACTTGACAAGCACTCAGTATGATGATGATGGAAACAAGATTGAAATAAATTTACCCCTAGAAGCTAGAATATTCTACAAGCTAATTAAGAGGGATGTTGCTGTTCAGAAGAAGATGATGGAAGAGATAGAGAAGGCTGTAGAGCAAAGAGATTTATTAATATCAATATTTGTTAGACCGATACTGTAATAATGGATGTTACACAACTAATAGAAGTACTGAAGGATGAGCATCCCGATATGAAGGTTCTGATAGATGCCACAAAAGTAGGCGCAACAATGAAGGAGCTAAGACCAATATATGATATAGTGCTAATGAACCTTGAAACAGGAGAAAAGTTCTTAGTGCTATCACATTCAATAGATGAAGTAGAAATGGAGGAGGAGTAAAAACATGGGAATTAAAAAATTAGAGAAGAGAGAAGACGTAGTCTTAATTGTAAGAACAAAAAAGGAAAAGAAGTATGTACGCAAGTCGAATGAGTACGCACACGTCTCTTTGTTTGATTATAAGGGTGAAGTTTATTACAAAGCTCAGATGAGTAAGTATAATTGGGCTGTGTTTTTCCTTACTGAAAAGGAGGCTGCTAAGGCTGTTGACATGAAGCTAATAGAAAAAGGACAAGAACCAGTAAACATATTAAAACCAAAAAACAACTATGGGAAAACTCAAACCATGTAACGCAGAAGACCACGACACAAGAAGATTGTGCAAGGACAGGCACGAATGTGCTAGATTTATGAAGAATCAAGACAATAACACATCTATATCTTTTTATCACTTACAAGAGCATTGTAGCTCTTTTAAAAGGTATGATGACAGTAATGTTAGGACAGAAGCTAAAGAGCTCCCATTCGCAGACAAATTAGCAAAGATACAGGCTATGTGGAAGTTCTTGGTGGATAGGACTAATGCTACTAATAGGACTAGCTAAGCATACTAACTAATTTTCTAAATAGTAAAATAACAATAAAAATAATACCAAGAAAAGCAAGCCAGTCAATAGCATAGGATTTAATCTTTTGCCACATGGTTTGTTTTTCTTTTAATACAATTCTCGGTGGCACTTGCACTTTTACTGTGTCGTGTATAATTACTTGAATAGTATGTAAGAAAGGTTTTCTTATAACCTTAGTCTTTAAATTACCAAGAGAGTCAATTACTTGGCTCACCTGTACAAAGCTATCATTAAAAGCTATAGTCATTGAATCCGATGCCTGTTTGTACCATTCCTTAAACTTCTTTGCTTGGTCAGAAGTATCCCCCACAATAGTAAATATAATCGTAGTGTCCTTGTAGTAAGGAACTAGAACAGTAGTTGAATCTCCTAACTTAGGATTCTTCTTCAGTGCCATGCGCAAATAAAAATCACTTGAGCATGAAGATATTACCAACAGTAATAGAATTAGTTTTGTTATTCTCATTTATATACGATATTAAATAGTAAGCCTCTAGCCACAAGTATAGCAATAACGAATATAAATGAACCTGTAGCAATTAAAACAATTCCTGCGGTACATAAGGTTTGTAAAACTTTTCCTAAATGCCACATATCAAAGAACATTGGAAAGTAGCGATGAAACCAATTAAACTTAGGTGCTTCTGCCGCCTTCTTTGAAAAGAAGTATCCGTAGTTCTTGTAAGCATCATGATGCACTATTGAGTCCGACATTGCATTTAAGCAAGTCTGTAGTAATAATAAGATTGCAAATACTATCATAGTTTTATTGTTTTTTGTTTTTTGTTTATTTTTTATTTTATTAGCAGTTCCATTTACGAAGTGCCAATGCTTTTCTTGTCGGTTCTCCGCTTGGCTTCTTCATAGCACCATCTACCCCTTTCATACGGGCACAGAATGATTTCCTTCTATTAGCGGCTTCGCTCCCTGCTTTTAATCTAGATGGCGGTGTAGTGACTGCTGTTTTTAAATTGCCTCCTGTGGCTCTATTATACTTGTCGACACCCTTCTGAGTAAGACCGCCTGTTTTTGATTTCTCTCCTCTACCTATAGATAGTGAAACTGATTTATCTGCCATAATTTAATTATTAACAAGGTTTAAAATAAAGTTCGTGTTCTGCTTTTCTTCTGCGAGTCAAGCCTGCCAACACGTTTCCTGCACCTTTATTCCAACGGCTAAATTCTGCTGCAATAGTAGGGTCGCTAGGGTTAATATTCACCTTCTTTAATAAGGTAGAACTCTTTAAGTTACCTGCTCCACAGTTATAACAGAAAGATACTAAAGCCGAGAATTGATTAGCATTAAGTGTATCAACTGCCATAGCATCAACTGCTAACTCGTACTGCCCCATAGTATCGGCTAATAACTTCTCTGCTGCCTCCATTGACAAAACAGGGTCAGTCATCTTTACCTTACTACCATCGCTGTATCTTGTTGAACCGTATCCTATAGTTATTGGTAGTCCACCTGTTGCTGGGTCTACATAAGCCTTTGCACTAAATCCTTCAAAAGATTTAATTAAGTCTAATCCTGCCTTATTTATTTTATTTACTTTCATATATATTTATTATGTAAAAAAATATAGACCACAACACTGTGAGGAATAGTACTACCTTGACTACTTCCTTATTTGTTGCAGGAATCTCTTCCACTATTTCTACTTCTTTAAAAATTGTTTAAACAAACTCTTACCTGTAATATCTCTAAAATTTTCGTCTAAACTCTTAACCTCAATAAAAGCTATTAATCCACTTACTATCTTTAGTACCTCTATGTCAACTAAGAAATTCTTTTGGAATACATGAGCCACTAAAATAGCTATCATGTAACCTATTCCTTTAGTAATAGTTGGTCGCATCTTTTTGCTTAATATTTCTTCTCCTCTTTTTTGAGCTGCCAATATTCCTGTTACAAAATCTGCAATTAAAATAAAACCTATAGCCAACATCATAGGAAAGGCTGGACTAAAGTAGCTGACAAAGTATGCAACTATTGGTAATGAGTATTTTTGAAATATTTCTTTCATTGGTTGAGTTAAAAATAGTAAGGGGCTATTAACCCCTTTTCTATTAGTTAGTTTACTACTTCCGCCTCTTCTACTACTTTTTGCTCTTCAATTATTTTATTAATAAATTGAATTAACGGCAAACCGTATTTTGTTGGCATCTCTTGGATAAACATATCCAATTCTTTCAGTTTTTCTTCGCTTAATGTTATCATAATTTTTATAATGTGCTTGTAAAAGTAATACTTGGATTCAATATTTGCAACTTACTGATATACATATCTGTTAATTCTGCTAAAATATTTCCAATAAATAATGTATCTTCCTGAACATCATTCATAATAGAATTCATTGTCTCAGTGTAAACGAATGATTGAATGTATCCTTGATTTACAATTACACCATCAACTTCTTTTGTGCCTAAAAAAGCATTGTAATTTACAGTTAGTAAACCTACTTTTGAACTTGTCTGTGTTTCTGCGCTCGTAGCTATGAAACTTGGTTCTGTTACTTTTATCATATTATTTTTTATTTATATTTATTTAAAGTTTTACTATTTGTTTTACGCTATTTAATAATATATCTGCGTGTGATGCATACTTAAATTTATACTTACCAACATTATAATGACCATTAGATTTACAAGAAGTCTGAACGCTTTTTGGACTACATCCAATATATTGCTCTGCTTCCCTTATAGACCTAAATTTACCAAGCAAAAACATCTCATCTCTACTATACATATAAACAGGTTTATTTTTACCTGAAGCATATTGATAGTTTTTAATTAAACATTTTGTTTCTTCGCTTGCTTTTACTCCCTTTCTACTTCTTCCTTCTGTACATATATTGCAAAAATTATCATTTAAAATATTATCTGAAATATACTTTGTTTCTATATTATTTAAATCTTCTATATCACACTCTTCAAGAACTTCAAATAAAGGTAATCCATATTTATTAAAACAGTTTTGCACTCTTTTATTTGTATGTCTTTGCTTATTCATTTCACGAATATGCTGCGACTCACGTCTTTTTAAATTAATCCCCTGACCAATATAATAATGCCCGTTAGAAAATGTAAATTTATATATGCCTATCATTTACAATTATTTATTTGTTATTATTTATTATTACATATTTGAATGTGAAACTTTTTTCCATAATAATGCGCCACCGTCATAAAAGCAAGGTGTATTTATATCAGTATTATATACCATTAAACCGTTGGCGGGTGTTACTATTGCTAAAATTTGTGCTTGAGTTTGGCGTGGCATTAAAAAGCCTCTTGTTGTGCTATTTAAATCTAAAATAGAACTTCCGTTTAAAGTTGTACTTGCTCCAACCTCAATAACAAAACCGTTATTAAAAGATGTAAAACGTGCGTTTGTTGTAGCATTTTTATAAATATAACTTAATAAATTAACATTACTTGCGCTAATATCACAAGCCGCACTATCATCAGCCAACCTAAAATCTATTGCTGCTCCGTTGCGTTTGATTGCAGGGAAAGATGAGGTAGTGCCTTGTAATTGCAATAAGCCCGTACTACCATTTAATTGCAAACCTAATGTTCCACTATTATAATAAATTCCAACATTTTGAGTACCATATTGATTATTTATTCTTAATCCTGAACCATAATCTATAACAGTTGCACCATTTATATTTATTGATTGGGTGGCTGCTATAACATTTATTTTATTTACATTTATATCTGCATAAGCCGAATCATCCGCCAACCTAAAATCAATTGCCGCCCCGTTGCGTTTTATTGCGGGAAAACTTGAGGTTGTGCCGCCTAATTGTAATAAATTAAAACCACTCGCAGCATTGTTATAAAAAGTTAAATTTCCGTTTGAAGGATTTAAAATATAAGCATTACCAAAATAAATTTGACCAATTGTTAATTGAGTACCCGCAGCCGCAAAAATATTTCCAACTCTATCAACCTTAAATTTACTACTGCCCCCAACTTGCAAATCCATCAAATTATGAGTCATTCCATTTAATGCCGTTTCGGTTGCATTTAAGAATATACCTGTTAAAGTACCTGTTTGCGCACCACTATTATTGATGGTATAAACCTCGTTAAATAAACGTGGATTGGTTGCACCTGCACTTAAAGCAACTGTTCTACTTAAACCTACTTGGTCTGTACTTAATTGCAAAGGGCTTGATGTACCCATTCCATCAGTTACTGCACGAAGTGTAGCATCAAGTGGTGTGTTGATTGTTGTCGCATCAAGGTTAAGTATCCCACGATAATTAAATGCCACGTTCTGATTATAAATGTTCATATTTATGCGTATATTAAATTAGTTTTATTTTTATTTTGCCCTACTAACATTGCTGTTAATGTTGTGCGTTTTATATTATATATTTTAGAAGCTTCTTTTATAGAATTATAATATATTCCATTTATGTGGTTAAATATTATTTTGCTCTTTGCTTTAGAAACACTTTCTTTTGTTTTTTGAGAGCATGGTCTTCCAGTGTTAGCAGCTATTACAGCTATTTTAGTGCTTTCTAACATTTTTCGACCAACATTTGCAATACTAATTTTATTTTTATGCTCTTCAGATAAAGGCTTTCTTTTCCATGCCTTCATTTTTAATTTAGTTTCATTAGATACTATTCTTCCTTTACCTTTAATGCTCATTTTCAGTTTAGTTTCTTCCGAAGCTTTTTTCCCTAAATTAGCATTTCTAAGTTTTTGTTTTATTTCTTCCGATACTTTACTTTCTTTAGCTCTTTTTTGTTGAGCGTTCTTCATATTCTGTATAGTTTCTCCAGTAGGCTTCCATTGCCTCATTTTTTCAACTGTTTCTTGTCTTGTTGCTTGATATTTATCTCCAAACTTAGGAAGCTTGCAATTCATACCATTGACACCTATAACATCATATAGACAACCATAATGATACTCTTTTTCTAATAAATTTTCTTTCGTACAATTTTCAACTATTTCAAATATATGATTTTCTATTCCATAT